GCGGAGCGGCATGACCTCGGCGCAGCCGCCGGCAGAGAACCTGACGGCCTCGCTCAAAAAGCTGGGCACAGCGTTCCTCGGCTCCAAGCTGGTGAGCGGTATCGTGCGTATGTCAGACGAAATGACGCAGACCACGGCGCGTCTGAATCTGATGAACGACGGTCTGCAAAGCACCGCCGACCTGCAGGAGCTGATCTATCAGTCGGCTATGCGTTCGCGCGGCGCGTACAACGCTACGGCGGATGCGGTCGCGAAGATGGGTCTGCTTGCCGGCGACGCATTCAGCAGCAATCAGGAAACGATTGTGTTTGTCGAGCAGCTGAACAAGCAGTTCAAGATCGCCGGCACCTCGGCAGAGGGTCAGGCCGCCGCCATGCTGCAGATCACGCAGGCGATGGGCTCCGGCGTGTTGCGCGGTGAGGAGTTGAACTCGGTATTCGAGCAGGCGCCGACCATCATTCAGTCGATTGCGGATTACCTCGGCGTGTCGGTCGGTGAGATCCGCAGCATGGCGCAGGAGGGCGAGCTGACGGCGAGCGTCGTCAAGTCCGCGCTGCTGTCCTCGGCGGAGGAAACCAACCAGAAATTCAACGAGATTCCGCTCACCTGGTCGGACGTCTGGACGCAGGCCAGCAACATGGCGATCATGGCCTTGCAGCCGCTATTGGAGGCCATCAACTGGGTGGCGAACAATATTGAGGTCATCGGCCCGCTGGTGCTTGCGGCTGCGGCAGCCTTTGCGCTGTTTGCGGTGGCGGCTAACTGGACGAAGATCTGTGCTGCGGCTACGAAGGCGCTGACCGCCGCACAGAAAATGCTCAATGCCGTGATGTCGCTCAACCCGATCGTGCTGATTATCGGCTCGATCATCATTCTGATCGGTGTGATCGCCGCGTACATCAACTACACGAACCGGGCGAAGAACGAAACGACGAGCGCTGTCGGCGTGATCTGCGGGGCGTTTGCCGTTGCCGGTGCGACCATCTACAACGTGTTTTGTCTGCCGGTCTACAACGTGATTGCCGATCTTATCAACTTCCTCGGCAACGTGTTTCAGCACCCGATTGCGTCGATTGAGATTTTGTTTTTGCAGCTCAGCCAGTATGTTGTCGGCGTCATCCGCGGTATGGTGAGGACGATTGAGAAGCTCATCAATCTTATTCCGGGCGTGAAGATCAACATCACCAGCGGTCTGGACACGTTCTACGACAGCTACACCGACAGCATCCAGAAGATTAAGGATCAGTCCGGGTGGACGGAGTACGTTAAGCACAAGGAGAAGATCGAGTATTCAACGGCTTACGCCAACGGCTACAACTGGGGCGCAAACCTCCAGAACAGCATCTCCGAAAAGCTGGGTCTTGACCTGCCGGACGATCCGGCAACGGGTCTGCTGTCTAACATTGCAGACAACACCGCACAGATTGCGGACGATGTGAGCGTATCCTCGGACGACATCAAGCTGCTGCGCGATATTGCCGAGCGGCAGGTCATCAACAAGTACACCACCGCCGAGATCAAGGTGGAAATGGTCAACCACAACAACATCTCGAACGAGATGGATCTGGACGGCGTAGTCAATCTGCTGGAAGCCAAGGTCACCGAGGCGCTTGTCACCAGTGCGGAAGGAGTGCACATCTAAATATGTACGAGTTTTACATGGACGGTGTGCGCCTTCCGGTCACGCCGAGTGCGCTGACCATCAAGACAGCCAACCAGAACAAGACCATCAACCTCATCAATGAGGGTCAGGTGAACGTCCTGAAAACGCCGGGGCTGTCCAAGATCAGCTTTTCGGCGCTCCTGCCGAACAGGGAGTACCCGTTTGCGTGCTACCCGAGCGGTTATCAGCCTGCTCAGTATTACATGAGCAAGCTGGAAGCGCTCAAGACCGCCTGCAAGCCGTTTGAGTTCTCGGTTATCCGCATAGATGACAGCGGCGAGGAACTGATGAGCGCACAGCCGATGACGGTATCTCTTGAAAGCTATGAGCTTGCTGAGGATGCGGGCAGCTACGGCGTTGACGTGATGGCAAAGATTGAATTGCTGCAATACGCGCCGTACCATACCAAGTCTATCGAGTTTAAGAAGAGCGAGAGCAGCAGCAGCGGCACCAAGAAAGCGACCGTCACGCAAAAGCGCGACACCACAACCGCACCTAAGAACAAAACGTACACTGTTAAACAGGGTGATACGCTATGGGATATTGCCCGTATACACTTAGGTAACGGCTCTAAGTGGACGAGCATTTACAGCCTGAACAAGACGGTCATCGAAGCCGCAGCAAAGAAGTACGGCAGATCAAGCAGCAGTAACGGTTGGTGGATTTATCCCGGCACCGTGCTCAAGCTGCCGAGTTAAGGAGGGGATAGCATGGGTAAATATGTTTGGCCGTGTCCATCCTACTCGCGCATTTCGAGCGGCTACGGCAACCGCACCTGCCCGTTCCACGGCAAGGAGTTCCACGACGGCGTTGACCTGGCAGCGGCAAGCGGCGCACCAATCCTCGCGTTCGGCCCCGGCACGGTCACGAAGTCCGGTTGGTACGGTGGTTACGGCAACTACATCAGCATCGACCACGGCGGCGGTCTGATGAGCTTTTACGGGCACGCATCGGCGCTCTACGTCAAGCAGGGCGCGAAAGTCACCGCCGGGCAGAAAATCGCCGCCGTCGGCACGACCGGCAGTTCAACCGGCTGTCACCTGCACTTCGGTATGCACAAGAACGGCTCGTCCGTCAATCCGCTGAACTATGTTTCCTCCGGTGATACGCTCGCCAAGTATTCCGGCGCGAAGTCGGGCGGCACGGCAACGAATACGGTAAAAGCACTCTTTACCGCCTATTATCCCGCGAATAACGCCATGGAGGGCGGTTTTCTTGATGCGCTCGGCAACAAGTTAGACCCAAGCAAGCACACCTGTGCTGCACCGCCAAGTGTACCGTTTGGTACTAAGGTTACAGTGCAGGGCACAGGTACGGCGCTTGACGGCGTGACCTACACCGTCAATGACCGCGGCGGCATGATTCAAATTGAGGGCGGCGTGTACCATTTCGACCTCTTGGTGTCTTCGAACGCTGAATGCAACCGCTGGGGCAAGAAGTACGGCAAAGCTGTGATCGGCGGCTCGGGCGGCTCGTCCGGCTCGACCTCTTCGGGCGCGAGCACCGAGAAAGAGAAAAAGAAGGACATCACGACCGTTGTTGTTAAGTCTGTCACCGGCGCGGCGGGCACGCGCAAGGAGATCCTGCGGGATGTGCCGTCCTGCCAGATGCCAGGCGCGGAGCTGATCATCCAGAACAAAAACGGTCAGCTTCAGCAGCCGATGATCGAGGGCGACATCGTGTGGGAAACCACCCGCAGCGGCGCGGCGTCCTCGCTGACGTTTACGGTGGTCAAGGACGATACCCTCAACTTTCACGAGGGCAATCCGGTCAGCTTTCGGTTTAACGACGCGAATGTGTTCTACGGATACGTCTTTAAGAAGTCGCGCTCAGACAATCGGCTGATTAAGGTCACGGCCTATGACCAGCTGCGGTACTTCAAAAACAAAGACACGATTTCGTATGTCAATAAGACTTACGCCGATGTCCTCAAAATGCTGGCTGCGGACTACGGTCTCAAGGTTGGTACCGTGACCGATACCAAGTACAAGATTCCGCAGCGTATCGAGGAGGGGACGCTCTTTGATATGCTCGGCAATGCCAGTGACCTGACCATCATCAACACCGGCAAGGTGTACGTCTTGTATGACGATTTCGGCAAGTTGTGCCTCAAACCCTACGAGAGCCTGCTCCTGCCGCTCTACATCGACGAGGACACGGCGCAGGGTTACAGCTACACGTCCTCGATTGACAGTGACGTGTACAACCGCATCAAGCTGGCGTGGGACAATGATGAAACCGGCGTGCGAGAGGTTCATGTGATGAACAATACCGCCAGCCAGAGCAAATGGGGCACGCTCCAATATTACGAAAAGCTGGATAACGCCCTCAACACCGCTGACCTGCAAACCAAGGCGAAAGCGCTCATGAAATACTACAACGTCATCCACCGTGAGCTGACCATGCAGAAGGTGTTCGGGGATGTGAGAGCCAGAGCCGGTACTTCGGTTTGTGTCGGCATGGGCCTGGGTGACATCAATATCAAGAACTATATGTGCGTGGAGAAAGCCAAGCACACGTTCAGCAACGGTCTTTACACGATGGATCTGTATTTGAGCGGAATCCGAGGTGAGTTTAGTGCCTGATATGTTTACCGCTATGAAACAGATTGCAGAAAACGTCTTTGAAGCAAGACGACCTGCTGACTGGTACTATGGCAAAGTTATTTCGTTATCGCCGTTTCAGGTACAGATTGACCAGAAGACAGTGCTTGAAAAGAACTTTCTGGCTGTCCGCACCGGCGTGAGCGCGTCCTCGTTTAAGGTAGGGGACAAGCTCATTCTGCTAAGGAAACAGGGCGGTCAGGAATATCTCATTTTAGACAAGAAGGGGGCGCTGTAATGCTGCCGACAGAGTATAATGACGATCTCGTGCAGGATTTCGAGATTGAAACACAGCCTGCGCGCACCTATGCGCTGCGGTTTGACGGCTACCCGTGTTCCGGCGGCAAGCTGGACGGACTGGAAGCCATGAAGCAGGCCATCTTCCTGATTCTTCAGACCGAACGGTTTCAGTACGCCATCTATTCATGGAATTACGGCATTGAGCTGAACGCCCTGCTGGGTCAGACCATGACACCGTATCTGCAAGCCAAGGTGGCGAAAGCAATCGAGGATGCGCTCATGGCGGATGACCGGGTGCTGTCGGTTGAGCAGTTTTCATTCACCAAGGGTAAGCGCAGCCTGCTTGTGAAATTTACCGTAACCACGACCGAGGGCGACGTCGAGAGCGAATTTGAGTTTGGAGGTGAAGCGGCATGATCGGACGATACTCGGACGAAATGACGTTTGACTACATTATGAACCGTATGCTGGAATCTGTGCCTGACACCGTGGACAAGCGTGAGGGCAGTATCATCTATGACGCGCTCGCACCGGCTGCCGCAGAACTGGTCAAATGCTACATGGAACTGGACGTCGTGATGGACGAAACATTTGTTGATACGGCGTCGCTCCAGTACCTTATGCTGCGCTGTAAGGAGCGCGGCGTAACCATTCAGGGCGAAACTGCTGCTGTTATCGAGGGCGTGTTCACGCCGTCCAGTGTGGAGCTGACTGCGGGCTTGCGGTTCAACTGCGATGAAGTCAACTATGTCGTTACCGAGAAAATCTCGGCGGGTCACTACAAGCTGGAGGCTGAAACGCTCGGCACGGTCGGCAACAAGTACACCGGCCTGCTGCTGCCGATCCAGACGGTCAACGGTCTGGACACCGCCCAGATTGCGGCAGTGCTCATTCCGGCCGAGGACGGCGACACGACCGACACCCTGCGCGAGAAGTATTACGCCAGCATTGACGGTGAGGCGTTCGGTGGTAACGTGGCAGATTATAAGGAAAAGGTCAACGCCATTACAGGTGTTGGCGGTGTCAAGGTCTATCCGGTCTGGAACGGCGGCGGCACGGTCAAGCTGACTATTATCGCGTCTGATTGCACCGCACCGAGCACCGAGCTTATCAGCAAGGTACAGACCGCCATCGACCCCGAGGGCAATCAGGGCGAAGGTCTGGGACTGGCTCCGATCGGGCACACAGTGACTGTCGCCGGTGCGAAGTATGCCGATATTGCTATCACAACCAATATCACCTTTGCGACCGGCTGGGCGTGGTCGAGCGCACAGTCGCAGGTGGAGAGCGCGGTCAAGATCTACTTTGCCGAGCTTGCGAAGGTCTGGGCGGACAGTGCGACAACCGTTGTCCGTATCTCGCAGATCGAGACGCATTTGCTTGCGCTCGACTGCGTGGTGGACGTGGAGGACACGACCATCAACGGCAGCGCGAAGAACATCGAGCTGGCAGCGGACGAAATTCCGCGGCTCGGCAGTATCGGAGGTGCGACGTGAGGAAGAAATTACAGGACTATCTGCCGCCGATCTTGCTCAAGACCTACGAGTTCCCGCTGCTATGCGAGACCGAGCAGCCGGAGATTGACCGCCTGCAT